ATGCTGTTGATGAATATATTGAAGGATTAGCATTGAATATTGCTGTACTCGCGCTTACATCAGTTAATGTTGATCCCATTGTCGATAAACTAGCACTTACAACCGGATCCATAACTGTTATTCCAATATCAGTTTCAAGTATACCTGTTACGACTGCTACTTTTGCTCTATCATCTGTAGTTGCATTTTTGAGTTCAACTGCGCCAATTTCAACATCACCAACATTAATACTCATACTTACTTGTGCTGCTGTTTTTAGATTGCCATCAGCATCAAGTTGGAGTGCTAGATAATTTGTACCGTCTGTTGCTAATGCAACACTTGCTCCTGTTTTCGTAAATGTACTTGGTACTTTTGATCCTGTATAATTATAACCTGGACTTGGGTTTGCTGTCGCCATTATCTATCTCCTAATTTTTGTAATTCTTCTATTAATTTATAGAATTTAATTAATAGCAGGACACTACCATCCTTTATGTTTCTTTGCTTTTTAACATTTTCTAACAATTTAGTTACCTCTTTGATTTTAATACCGATTACTTCAGAATCAACTCGTTTTGATAATTTTTTTATCTTCGATTCAATCTCTGTGATTTCGTGTAGTACATACTCTTTTAATTCATTGTTGTTTGATACATTACTCACATATTCTCGTATTAAGCTTTTCTGTTTGGTATTGAGATGGCTATATTTTTCATTGAATTTTTCAAGAAGTATCCTATATGATAATATTCTTATATCTTGGTCTTGTTGCTCGAATAATGATTTTTTAATTTCACCTTTTGGTGTTTCAACATTAAGAACATGTTCTGTCAATGTATTTTTAAGTTTGATGATTTGAACAGGATCATCAGCTTCTGCATGCTCAAATACCTTATATATCGACGCCAGTATTTTATAATCTGAGATTCGGTGTTTGAAAAAATCATCTACGCTGAATGATTCTTTAATATCTTTGATTATATTATATTTTTGGCGTTTCAATATGTTTTCATTCATATTTTTACGATATGATATAATACTATCAATGAATTTATCTGCTTTATTCTCGCTTAAGAACTTCTCTTTTAATAATGATTCATATAATTTTAACTCTTGCCCAAGAATTGAATTATTACTAAAATATTTCTTAATTATCAGCAGGGCTTTAGAATCTTTATTGTTTAAGGTATCAACTGTAAGTTGGCGAGTTAGCAGTTCGAACAATATTCCAGTATTTCGGAATTTGCTATTTTTGATTCTGTTCATTCTCATTCCTCTTTTTATATAAATATGAAAATATTAAAAAAGTGTTACTATATATCATTATCTTTGATATTATTTTCATCTAAAAATTTATCATCTTCCTCTTTTTCTATAGAGTCTTCATATAGTTCTGATATCATCTTCTTTTTCTCTGGTTTGATTGAGTTTTTCAATGATAGCGGACCGTTTCTAAAAGTATGTTTGAGTGGACTTGGGTCTGGTTCCAATGATTTTTTAATATCTTTCTTACCAACTGGATCACGACCGTCTGGATGTTCCTGAGCTCCATAGTGAGTTGGCTCTTTTGGTCTACCTTGTCCTGGTTCATTTTTATCATCTGGATCATTTTTTACATCTGGTTTTTCTGGCTCTTCAGCATCTTCTGCACTCATTGCTGCTAGATCGTGTGGTGTACCGAATGATTCGCCGCTGATTGCTGGATCATTACCTTCTGCTTCGATTTGAGCTAGACGGAATTGCCATTTTTTATCTTCAATAATTTTTTTCTTTTCTTGTTTGATTTCATCTTCGGACATATCAAATAAGTCTTTATATATTTTATCTTGAGATGTTATTCCAGTTCCTTGCATTGATGAGACCAACTGGTATTTTTCAGATAATAATGATACTTTTTCTTGTTCGTATATGATTGAAGGGTTTGTTAGTTCTAACTCGAATTCTACGAGGTCGGAATCTTTATATCCCTGCAAGAATAAGTGGATAATCGCGATTTTAGTTAGTTCGGAAACAACGATGCGTTGGATCATTTCGATAGTACGACTGAAGCGGATATCGAGGACAGATAATGTTGAATTTTTTATAAAGATTCCATTATTCAATAAATAATTATGATTCTCGTTATCAACTTCCATGTTATATGTATCTATTTTCTCAGTCAACCATTCAATACGAACTACTTTATGGTCTAATTCTTTAGTTTGAAGATTATCTCCTACGACTAAATCTTGAACTTCAATTTCTGTTCCGCCTTTTAATATGAAATGGTGATCTGGTGTGCAATCAACATATGTATCATTGTCTATATGCACTCTAACTACTTGTGTATCTCTTCTAGTTTTTTCTGCTAATTTGATTTTTGCTGGGATGATTGAATTTGTTTTGAAGTCGAAAGAATAACACCATAAATCAGTTTCATTATTTTCTGTAAACTTGTCTGCTATTTCTTTAATAGTAAGAATTTCACCATTCAATAATGATATTTCGGTATTTGGTGCTAAACACTTTCCTTCTACTCCTTCTTCGTATCCTAGAAATGCTTTTGGGATTTTGAGTGCGGCTATCATCCGTGACCTTAGGTATTCTAAATCTTCTGTCGTATTCCACTCTAGACCTGGTAATGTGTCAACTGTGGTTCCGCTTTTATCACCACGAACAGCTAGAAAAACATCCTCCATCATGCTCATAAGATTAAATTTCATATTTATTTCCCCAGTCGACTCGTCAATATACGGAACTTTCTTCATCTTGTTCATGACTTTTTCCATATAACCGTCTACTTCATCTGGTTTTATATTTCCTATGTCTACTTTTATGATTCGGCGTTCAGGTGCGCGCATAATACGATTGATAAGTAAAGCATCTTCCATAAGTGTTAGTGATTTCCACACTTTTCTTGCTCCCTCCATCATGCTCTTTCCATATGGCAAGAAATTGCTATCCGTCAGCATTCTAAAATGCGCTACTTCAAAATATTGCAATTCTCCTTTTCCTTGATCTCCTTCATAGAAAAATTTAACTTTGTATTGATTTGTTTCATCATCATACATCTCCTCACGCACCACGTCATAAGAAGATAGTGGTTGTGCGTTTACTACTCCAAGTTCTGGATTTAGATTCAGTTGAAGGTAGAAATCCCCATATTTCGTCATGTTACGGATCCACCACCACAAGTTATGTTCAATACTTAGTATATCATAGAACAAGTTTTCAAGAATGCGACGAGTGTCCTCATTCTTGCTTTTGATATTTAGAATATCGCCAGTCTCAAGATCACGAGTTGAGCAATTATGTGTATATAATTTTCCACCATCCTTTGTTTCTATAGCAAAAACATGATTATCGCCTGCATTTACAATATCATATACTTCATCTAATCCAGATTCTTCTATTTTTACTATTTTATGATTTGATATATTTACTGATTCTAATTCTCCATTATTATACTTTACTGCAAACTTCTTTAGATTCTTCACACCATATAAATCACATATATGCCTATTTATTCTATGAAATTCAGATGAGTTTAGATTATAAAATTTATTAACTTCATTAAATACACTTTTATCTGGACGGTACCCAGTCATAGCAATACTTATATATTCTTGGATATCAATATTTTCTAACCTATCTATATCATATAACCACCTACCGTTTTTTTCTTTTTCTAATTTATAACCATTTCCAAACATTCCATTTTGTTTGCCTGGTCTGCCAAATATTTCATTCCGTTTACCTTGAGTTAATGATAGCATATATTGTTTAATAAACTTAGATACACGAATTCCCATTTCAGCTCTTTTTTCAGCTGTCCAGTATTTTTTATGACCGGCTCTTGTTTTATCTTTGTAAATATGGGTTATCGTTTCATCGCTCCATATTTCTTTATTAAATTCAGAATGAGCAACAAAATGATCTTTTCTAGACATCCAACATAATTCATCTGGGTTATTGTTTAATTTATCGAAGCTACTATGGTGGATATAAGCAGTATCTTTTGTTTTTTGTTCGATAAGTGGTTTATGCTTTCTTGCTACTAATCTATGAACAAAATCCCAACCTTTATTGTCTTTGATCATTAAATATCCTGGGATATTTCCGTGAGTACTTAATTTAGTTGCTAGAGTATATATACCATCACCTACCATTAATTCGTCTGTTCTTTTTTCTATACGATTTGTATCTAGCCATATATGATTTCCAGTTGCTTTTAATTCAGTGCCGTCTTCAAGAGTGATTTTATATATCTTTTTGATGCCATTGAATGAAACTTTATCTGCTTTGATTGGTTTGAAATTACCATCATCGTCTAATCCATATAACCAAAAATCTTTTTCTTCGAATAGTTCTTTTATGGTAATTTTTCTTCCATCAAGCAATGGGATTATTGTATCTTTTTGCAAGCATTCATCCGAGAAAATATCTAATGCTGAACTTAATATAGAATCAGTCGACATTGCTTCATAGTCAGTATAAAGCTCTAATCGATTATTTAGTGTATCTGGATAACGTCCACCTGGTCTTCCATAAGAGTAAGATGTATGTCTACTATTATAGATTCTTCCATAGCGATCAATAACTTTACTGCCTTTTGGTCCGCCTGCTCCTTGGAGGTTAGAAGTATCTACTACTTTGATTTTACCTTTACCAATACGACGTACTACGACGCCAGTGCTAAAGAGACGTTGTAACCCGCTATACCATTTGTTTTTTGCCATAATTTTTTTATTTAATTTTGCATGCTATGCAATTCCTTTAGTATAAATATAAGATAATTTCAGAATAAATTTCAGTATGCCTTTTTGTATCATTAATTTTGTTCTTTTAGATTGAGAACCTAGATCTATGCGCATTAAAGTTTTGTGTGATTTCGGATTGGGTTAGAGCTCGGTTGTAGAACATAACTATTGGAATCTTTCCATCAAATAGTTGTCGTCTATCGAGATTAACATCATCTGCATTTCCGCCAATTTTATGTTGAGTAGTCAAATCACCTAACAAAGCATTATTTTCAATAAATTCCCCATTTACATATGATGATCCAGTTGATTCTGAAAAATTTATGTGAACGTGCAACCATTGATCTCTAGTATAGTCATATGGAGTATCAGCAAAATAATTCTCATTAGTATTTGTTTCTCCCTCTACTTTATAATTTGATCCCACGCTCGTATTTTTTAACCAAAATCCATTAGAAGTAGCTGCATCTCTTGATAAAATTACTCCACGTCCACTATAATTAGCAGAATATTCTCCAGTTGAATTTATCCAAACAGAAAAACTAGACCCTGTTGAATCAAAAGCCTGACTACTTAATGTTATATAATCATAACTACATGAATCAAATGTCATATAACCTGGATTGGTCGTTCCTATTGATTCACTTACAAGTGTTCCATGATTTGTACCAACTAGATCACTCCAAACAGTCCCACTTCCAGGATATGATTTTGTATTCGCTGCGTCCCAATATCCCACCAGCCCGTCCACGACAACTTTTGGATTATGTGCGAGCGACATTTTGTTTCTCCTTATATTCTATATATTTCTTATTCAATTTGCTTTATATAAGTATAGCTAGCGAACTAACCAACTCAAATCCTCCACTTGATTTTTACCAACATTCATATTCCACGCTTTCTTTCCCGCATCACTGTATGGTGATGAACTGTATATCTGTGGTTCATTTAATTTGCCCATATATTCCATTGATGTTTTTGTTAATTCCAATCCCTTCTGGTTAAGCTGTAGTGCTGTATCTCGTACCCACAATCCAATCGAGAACGCCATAGTTAGATCATCGTTATATCCAGTTCTTGCTTCTGCTTTTCCATTGTTCCATATGAATGTAAATAGTTCATCTACTAATCTAGTACTTCGTACGGTTGGAGTTCTTTCTCTAAAGTATGTTTCTAGTTTTGAGATGATCACCGGTCTTGTTTTAGTTGATATGGTGAATCCTGGAACCATATCCTCCTTCTGCTTTAAGTCCAGCCCTTTTTGTAGTTGAACTTGAAGATCCATATACGCAAAATTCTTTGACATATAGAATAGATATGGATAACTACGATCAATTGCTGGTTGTATTGCTGCCCATCCTAGTCCTGTATTATCAATGATTAGTAGAGCATCATTATATTCAGTTGCTATGCTGATTAACATATTTCCGAATTCTGCTGGAGGTAATTTTCCTTTATATTCTGCTACTTGCCTGACATCCTCGATATCCAAAACATGAAATGTAGAATAATCTTCGCCATCTCCTCTAGCAACATCAGCACAAACGACATAAGTTTTATGATAATCCGG